GATATCCAGCTCGTCCTTTCCTTCTGGCTCCACCTCTAGCACTGGCTCTCCTGAGAAGATGTTCCCCTTGATATAGGCTGACTCAGTACGAAGCTTTGGAATGGCTTTCTTGCTCTTGTAAGGGACATTTTTGACCTTCTCCATGTCTCCTTGGAAGGCATTGAAGATGTCCACGTATTCTCTGCGAAGATCCTGGGTTGATTGCTCATAGGTACTCTTCTCTTTGAAGAGGGTCTGAACCAAGGCTTGCTGTCGTGCAGCTTCCTTCTCGTTAAACTTACCTGGCTTTTTTTGTTTTGGTGTGTCCATTAGTCTTCTTGGTAATAGGTGCCATGCTGGGCAAAATACTCGTCTTCAGGGTCTTCAGGCACCTTGTCGAACTCAAACCACATGCGCATCATGAGGTTGTCAGAGTAGTCCGGGCTTCGTCCGATGTCCTTCTTAACATCTTCCTTCGGCACGATTCTTCTCTTGCCATCCTTGTCTGCGTCTTTTGTTTTTAAATATTGGAGTTCTTCTTCGAGGTCTTCCTTTGCTGTCTCCCCGAGGTTACGAATGGCCAGCTTATGAGTGTTGATCATGTCAGCTAGCTTGTAGTAGCACTGGGTCTTCAGGTTCTGGAAGTTGTCTGGCTCGCCAGTCTCCGGGTTGTCGAAAGGGGTGCTGTTGTTCACAAATCCCTTCACGCCTCCGAGTTGATCCACCACTCCTCCGCCAATCCCATCTTCATCGATGATGATGTGGCTGTAAGGAATCTTCTCTTCCTTCGAAATGTCTCTCACTTTTTGGGCAGTCTTATCTGTCCCTTGCTTTGTATATTCTTCCCATCTGTAGGCTTCTAAGCCCTTCCAGCAGGAAATAACGGTCTTATCGTGACCAAATCTGGCTACATCCACGACCATGTACTTTTCTTCCTCTTCCTCTACTGAGTTGGTGTAGAGGTCGATGATAGCTTCGTACTTGACCAATGTGGCTGGGTCGTCATCGTATTCCCAATTCCCCTTCTTTAAGCGCTCCTTGGTGGCGATATCTTCAATCTCTGACAGGTTTTCTTCGTACTCGTCAGCAGTGTATTCGTTGTCTCCATAAAGAGCCTGGACAAAGGCATTTTTAAGGCTCAGTGTCCCATCTTTGAAAGGCTTGTAGAATCGCTTGTATAGCCATCCCTTCTTCGGGTTGCAGGTAAGAAGAATCTTCGACTTGATGTTGTATTCCTTGTTCATCCAACGACCAACGCGGGATTTCAATACATCAAACGCTTTAAAAGCCACTTCTGAGGCTTCTTCTATCCAACCCCCTGTATATTCCAAAGAACCGAATCGCTCATAGTCAGGGTCACCAGGCAATTCTTTTAAATCTAAGAGGTCAATTCTAGACCCGTCCTTGAACTCAATGTAGTTATACTGTCCATTAAGCTTCCAATCTGAGTCTGGAATTTTGTGGTGCTTGCATACCTTGCGGAATGTCGCAAAAGTAGAAAGCATCAATCTCTTAAGCTCCTCTCGTCCTATGAACCACTTTGTCCCTGGGTATCGGTAGCACATCGTAATAAGCCACTCGCACCCTAACCAACTCTTTCCTCCGCCTGCGCCTCCTCCGAAGAGAATGTACTTTGTAACAAGGTCATTGAGGTATTCCCACGCCTTGTGTTGCTTCAGGGTCGGTTTCAGGGTTATTGAGGCCATTCGGAACAATGTAGTTGATAGCGGTAATAGGCTCTATAGCCTTGTCATCACTTGTTAAGTCAAACTTCTTCTTTTTCTCTAGAACATAGTCGAGGAATAGCTCTGCCGCCTTATTGTCTTTAGTGGCTCGCTCTCCAAGATTCTCTAGAACATCAGGAGTATACTTTTTGGCGTATCTAAAGCAAATTTCTTGAATCTTTGCTTCAACTTCCTTCTTATTTACCTCGTAGTAGTAGGTGCTTTCTGGAATGCCTCTTTTAGCACAAAAATCTCTAGTGGTTTCCTCCCTTAGAGCTTTCGGTGTAGCCTCTCTTTCGATAGCTTCGTCAATCCAGGTTTTCCCTTCATCCATTCAGTTTTTATACTCACAAGGACAAGCAATAGTGTTATGTGCCTGGCTTCGGCTTATCCCGAACGGGGCTTTCGCCCACAGGCTTTTGTTTTTGTTTTGAATTGCTTCGTAGGGCGGGTGCCTGTCCTTCCAGTTCTCTAGCGGAAAAGAGAAAAGTTTTTTATGTGCCCTTGTGAAAATAAACACAAAAAAAGAGCCACCGCCCCTTGCAGGGTGATGACTCGGTTTTATTCGTTGAGTTTGGGTCTATTTCAACCAAATTGTATCTTACATAATCCAGCCTAGCATACTATTTTGATTTTGTCAAGCCTCATTGAGGTCTTTCACATTCGGATATACTCTCAAAGCTTTTTTCCACCCACTTTTATTAGCAGATATCCCTTCGACTTTGTTGTGAGGCTGAAGGTTTCTGACCAGCAATTCCCACCAATCCATAGATGTGAAGGTCGTGGTAAAGACAACATATTCTGCTTTCTCAAAATACTTTTTTATCTCGTTATCACTCCTAGTTCTGAAATGATTTATCACGCTCAGAGTTTTTCCTGGGTATCTTCTTTGGAAAAAGTGCCTCCAATAATCAGTCAGCTCAGCATCATTTTCGCAAACTACAACCTGAGCATAGTCTGTTTTCCTTCTTGGAAAGTCCTTTCTACTAAGATCACTCACTATTTCAAGATCCGGCATTAGAAACATATACGATCCTGATTCGCGAATAAGTAGATCGTAAGGTGCTTTCTTAAGCACTTCCTCATAACTCAGTCCTTCTGCTGCTTTCATTACTATCCGATCCCACATGGTTGGCGCATTCCCTTTCTCTATTTCATGGGAGCCACCGACCACTTTATTGAATAGTCTCTCGCTCATGATTTCACTTAATCCACTGGGAACTCCCCCAACCTCGTCAACTACTAGAAACCATTCTTTGTAGCCTTTGATTTTTACATATCTATTCATAGTTGTACTCCTTGTTGTGGGGGAAAACAGCGTTTGCATGGATTTGGAATGTCATGTGGTCTCGATGCGTAGTTTGCAGGTGAGAAAGTGAGAGGTTTATAGCACTTTCCACAGTGGTATTTGTGCAATGGACATCCTTTGCGACACTTCTCTTCTCCTGTTTCTTGATTATTACCAACGATCTTATACTTTTTACCTCGAAGAGACAATCTACCGCCATTCTGACCAAAAGTACCATGCTCCTCACTCCGTTTTCTTCTCTCGCCTAAAACAAACTTCATGTCAGGCTTACTCCATTTGATTTCTATGGCGTACTTTGGGTAAATCCGGTAAGTTGTTCCTTTGTCTTCAATTCTTTCAAAGTCACCCTCTTCGTTTCTTCTGTAGTAATTCTCAGGGTTGAGGATGCATACTAGATCTCCTTCATAAATTTCTTGACCAGTAACATCTTCTTTCCCAATATACTCTTGCCACTCACCTAGATTTCCAGTAGAGAACTGTTCTCCTGGTTGTATCGTGGGGGCATCAAATACGAATTTCTGACCAATTAACTCAAGGTACGCCCATCTCTTCAAGACTCTGTCGTAAGAACGAAATTTTATTTTTCTGTTCATACTAATCCTTCCAGATCAAGAACGGTATTGCTATTAGCAAGATCGTGATTCCTATAGCAAAAGAAATCCACAGTGGAGAAAGTACCCACCACCATGACCAGTCTGCTACTCCAGTTGTAAATCGTCCTCCTGGGTTGAGCTTCAGGAAGATGAAAACTATTGTCAGAAGTCCTACAAAACCAATTCCTCTGTCGCTACTGCTTGTTGATGCCATAAAATTATTTCTTTAGTAATTTCTTCATGTTATCTATCATCATGAGCTCCCACGCTTCTGGTGGCAGAGTGTAAGTGAAATCAAAGCTCTTGACTGAATCCTCGTGAAAATGAGGTGGTAAGTCGCTAGTATCTTCATACGAGTTACAAGAGCAATGAGACTGGTACTCCCAGCGTAAATTCCCGTCTTTGTCTACTCCTACCTGGGTTTGACTTCCCTCGTAGTCCTCCTCTTTACTTGACACAAGAATCCAGACAAGATGCGGGTTATTCCACCAAACTCTACCTATGATGCTATCAAATTCGCTACTCCACTGCCCTTCTCTTTTTTCCATTGCAAAATGTTTTGATTTGATATTTTCAAAGTCTTTCACAATTCTTGCCAGCAACCTTTTTGTCTCTGATCGGAGTGGCATTTTTTCCATTTTCTCGTCCATAATATTCTCTTAAAATCCTTTCCAGTTGATTATCGGCTTGAGATGCTTGACGATCTCAATGCTCTCCTTCTGGTTCTCCATTACCTCGGAGATGTTCTTGTAGGCATTCGGGCTTTCATCTATCACCTTCTGAACTACCGGGGCGACAATGCCTTCCATCTGTTCTTTGAAAGTCTCCATGGTGATCTCCTTTCGTGCTTTCCCACGACTCATAAGGCGACCCGCGCCATGTGAAGAGCTGTTGAGAAACTCTGGGTTTCCCTTGCCTATAACAAGGAAGCAACCATCTCGCATGTTTGCCGGGATAACTCCCCTCTCACCTTCGTTAGAAGTAGTGGCTCCTTTGCGATGAATGTAGGTGCCATCTGGCTCTAATACGCAGTGGTTATGGTTCTTATTCGTCCAGAGGTTTTTGTCCACATCAAATTTATAGCCAACAATCCTCTCTATCGCATTGGAAACACGGATAGCCATGTCCATGCGGTTCATGAGCGCGAAGTCCAGACAGTAGTTTTGATACGCCATGTATCTCTTCACTTCTTCACCCTTGAGTACATGCGTCTCTTCAAATCCCTTCTCTTTTCCAGACGCAGTCTTCATAAAGTGAGTCCCGATGTAGTGACCTACTCCGCGAGAGCCACTGTGAATGACAAGCCAGGTTTCATTCTCGTAAGTGAGAATCTCTATGAAGTGATTTCCTGATCCAAGCGTTCCAAGATTTCGGTTAGTGATTTTCAGAACATGCTTCAGAAGCTCGTCTTCTTCCACATTGAAAGCCAGCTCATTCTTTGCTATTCCCATGCAGGACATTGTTCTTACTTGTATATCCTCTTCTCGCTTGTTGAATACTCCGGCTCCCATTGGAACATCTCTGTTCACTTGGTGAAATATCTCCGTAGCCTTATCCTTTATTTTGTTTTGGATCTCCTGGTCTTCTGATATAAGCACAGCAATCATGCCGCAACCAATGTCATACCCAACCCAGGCTGGCACCACTGCGTCTTTGGTTCTGAGTACTGATCCAATAGGTGCAACATACCCAGTGTGTGTATCCGGCATGAGCGCTCCCTCAATAACGAACTCTTGATTGACACAGCTTTCGAATTGCTCAAGAGCTTCTGGTTCTATATTTTCTGCATGTATGTATTTCTTCATATTCTTATTCTGATTTTGCTTTCTTGTAGCCAGCTTCATAAGCTCCCGTCAAAGCAGTTCGCATAGCAACAACAGCTTTAGCATCCAAGTCTAGAATGGTAGTATTTTTTTCTTCTTGACTTATTTTTCCAAAAATTCCATTGACGATTGTTTGTATAGCATCGTTTGTATAGTCTTCCAAAATTGCATCAAGCTTTTTTACCCTCTTTTCAATATCAAGTTTTTTCTCTTGCATATTTTTAAAATTATTATTTTCTCTCACTCGCTTCGTAAATTTCTTTTTCTTTTTCAGTCTCAATAGTGACTGATACCCTGATAGACTTGGCTCCCTCTCCCCACTCATATTCCTCTAGTAGCGTGTAGAGCTTCTGCATAATCTCGTCTTTCTTGGCATCTTTCATATTTTATTTTCCCTTTGTCTTAAATCCGATTTTCTGTCCTATTTCTGGATTTTCTTTCAGCCAGTTCTCATCGACCCATACCTCTTCTGCTCTGCAATGTTTCTCTTTCCTGAGAGCATCTGTTGGCGAGGTTGCCATAACATATTTTCTGACAATGTACTGTTTTTTTCTTTCTTTACTCATAGTCTTAATCCCGAGTTATTTTCTTTGGATTCTCTGGGTGTTCGTGTGCTATTCGCACTGGGCAATCAGGAGTACATCCCTTTTTATCTTCAATGTCATCCCCAACAAGTATTCCGATCACATAGCCTCCGAAATGCTTAGATGCTTCAAATCCTTTTCCATTTGGGAACATGTTTCTTACCTTGTATTCGATTCTTTTTTTCATAGTTCAATATCATTTTCTAACTCATTACCCCACACATCCCAACCCTCTTTTTTTTCTCTAGCAAATAACTCTATTCGTGGGAGGTCGCCCATGAGTTCAACAATTCTCTTCCTTACCTCGTCTGGCTTTTTTGAGTGAGTTGTTCTTTCCGCTTCTACTAGCTGTTGAATGTTTTTTGTGATTCTCTGAGGCTTTCCTTTCCTTCCTAATAAACAGAGCTCAACATTTCCCATTGTCCACCTACCGAGGTTTTTCACTTTCTTACCGCTTTTGTGGTTTTTGCTCCAGCAAAATGCTACTGTCACATATTTGAACCCCCATGCCTTCATTACCTCTAAAGCTTCTGGAAGTAAGGGAGAGGTCGCCCATAGGAATAAAACGCAATCTTTATCCTGTATTGCCCCCCCCCCGCAGAAGATTAGCTATCCAATCTTTCCCTTGAGTAGGGTAATGAGTCTCTGCCCCTTGGTGTCCTATCATTTTGTCGTTGTAACTCCAAGGTGGATCAGCGTAGATAATCTTATACTTCTTCATCCTATTTACTTGCTTGAATTAGAGCGATAATGAGAACCAAAAATATAGCTGTAGCAGTCCAAAATCCTTTCATGAAGCCATCCTTTTTGTAGACCTGCTCTGTCCTCACGAGAACTGGAAACATATCCACTGGAAAAAATTTCTTCTGATCTTCAATTCTGCTTGGCGCAGGATTTCTTTTGTACCAATTTTTGTTGTGTTTAGCAGAGCAAGTCCCAGGAACAAACCGAGACCCACAAAATCTTTGCCGACCGGCAGTTGGTTGGTATTCCATTTTGCACATCTCACAGATTTTCTTACTGTACTTTGATTTCTTTCTTGAATTATTCATAGACTTACTTGACAACTTTTTTGGTTATAAGTGTTTTAACATTCACTTTATATTTTTTTGCAACTTCGTAGATCACCATCGAGTCTTTCTTTAGGGAAGATACATGCTCTACGAGAAAGTCAATCCTTTTTTCTACTTCTTCGATAGTCTCAAACTCTTCGATTGGATCTTCATCAAGGTCGTATTTCAGAATAAAGTTCACTGCTTTCGCTCCAACAATTTTGTAATCTTCTTCTGGAGTCAAACTAGAACCTCTCATGCCATCCTCATAAGTGACATAAACCGTTCCATCGCTGTCTATACCTTTAATGATTCCAAATTTTCCTTTATTTGGTTGTTCTTCTGCTGGCAGAACACAAATATTCTGAACTCTATTTCCTATCTTAAATTTCACTGCTTTTTTCTTTTTTGAGGTTGTGCTAGTCTTCTTCACAATTTTCTTTTTTCTTTCTCTAATAACTACACCCTTCTGGAACATAGAATCTGTCCAATTCCAACCTTCCTCTTTAATCCGGTATTTGTCTGTGACGCTCGCTATGGTCACTATTTGACCTGCCAATGCTACCATTTCAGAAGTAGTTGAGTCAGTCTTTCCACTGACTGAATCCTTGTAAATTTTGCCCACCTTCAGGTTCCTAATAACCCTTACTCTGTCTCCTTCTTTAAATTTCATACTCGTTCCGCTATTTTAGTTAATAAATTTTTTATCTGTTCCTGTTCCTCATGTGAGAACTCATTTCTATCCGGACTGAGAATGGTGATCATTTTAGCGATCAGCATTGGCAGTATCAGAAACGCCATTACTATCATGAGTGTCATTGCAACTATTCTCCCCCCTACTGTTACCGGATACATATCTCCATATCCGACTGTCATAGAAGTCACTACAGCCCACCAAATGGAATCAAACCAACCTTTTCCCTCAAAGAATCCGTAGACAAAAGAGGAGGCTACAATGAGTCCGAAGTAATAAGCCATGAGCTCCATCACTGAATCTGTACACTTGTAGAATATTTTTTTCATACGATTATATGAGGTATAAACTGACTCGTGTTATCTGTTACCAAGCCCGCACATTCCCTGATACCCATTCCCGCCGCTTCGCCTCCTACTACCCAGCTACCAAGAATTGGTGTTTTTCCTTCTACTGAAACATCTATGAACTTCTGGTAGACAGCTTCACTTTCATCGTAGGAACCATCGGTCATAGTGAGTAATTCCCCATGCTCGGTTTTTCTTACGATTACGATGTTCTGTCCTTCGCGAGAAAGTTTCGGCTTCTTCACATAATCACCTGCTAAAGGTTCAAAACTGGCTTCTAGCAGATACTTATGATTTGGGTACAGCTCCCAGAGAATCGGAAGAATAGCTTTGTTTGAAAGAAGCATCTTCCAAATTGGCTCTATCCACTTCATCTCTTTGTAAGCTTCCAAGAGGTTGTCAGCGAACTCCTCCTCTACCATCCATTCCCATGGGTAAAGCTTGAAGATGTTCTTGATCTCTTTGTCCTCTAGGTCAACGAATTTCCCCTCTAGCCAACCGATTTGATCCATCATCAGACCTTCTGTCACTGTCCCTGCTTCCTCTGCGGTGTCGCGCATGTAAGTCACATTCATGAAATCTTCATGAGCTGACTCGTATGAGTGCACGAAGTACAGTGTCGGAAAGGTAAGAATTTCATCCCATTTTTTGACCAGCCTCTCGTGTATAGAGTTGAACTGATCAGCCTTTGGAAAAACTTCTTCTTTCCATAGCCATTGAATGACCGATGCTTCCAAGAGGGATGTTGGCGTGTCTGCGTTGTACTCCAACATCTTTATTTCCCGGTTCTTGTAAGCAAGATCAAACCTTCCGTACACTGATGTCTCCTGCTCGTTTTCAAATGACCACTTTATCAAAGGAACAAATTTCTCTGGAATGCAGAACTGATGAAAAAGGTTTTCTTTAATCACATGCTCTGCCGCTTTCATGCACATCTCATGCAATTCATTAGTAGCCTCTTCAATCTCATCTATTTCTTCCATAGAGAACTGGTAGTACTCTGACTCATTCCAGTAAGGCCTCCCATCTGGAGTAGTGTTGTAAACCAGTCCCAAATCTTCAACCTTCTTCTCCCAATTTTCTCGTGGTGCAATTGATATCTTTTTCATACTTATGATCCGCTTGAGTGTGAACCTGCTGAGCTACCAAACCCTCCTCGTGCTGCCGGAGATGAAACTTTTCCAGTACTTGGTGCACTAGGAGACCCTCCTGTTAGGTGACTACCGACTGCATGGTTGTTGATTCCTCCCATGTAGTAATAGTGGTAAGGGAATAGTACGGGCATAACTCCGCCATTTGATGCCTTCCCCTCATCACAGAGCTTGCTATCAACTACTTCGTCTTTGTCATTGACGCAGTATTCTGTTGAATCACCCTGGCTCTGGGAGGAGCAACCCGCTAGAAAGAAGGCTGCTCCAATGGTGAGAGGGATTTTGTAAAATATCCCTTTCATAACTAGAACTGTACTTTGGCTCCTTTTTCTGCACCTGATTCAGCTTTGAAGAGAGTTTTCTTTTCGAAGCCAAATGTCTTAGCAAACAAACTCTTTGGGAATCTTTGAATATTCGTGTTGTAGTTATTTGCTGTCGTGTTGTACTGGTCGCGAGCCTTCAAAATCCCATCTTCTGTGCCACGCAGTTGATTCATCAAATCTTGAACTTGCTGGTTGGACTTCAAGTCTGGGTATGCTTCTTGCAATCTTGGTAGCAAGGCGATTACCTGGCTTTCAATGTTGCTTGCGGCCTCTGCTTTCTGGTTGTCAGTAGCATTAGAGCTTTGGAACATTTGTCGAGATTCTGCAATCTTTCCAAACACTTCTTGCTCTTGCTTCTGAGCACCTTTCACGCTCTCAACCAAGTTTCCAATGAGGTCTAGGCGGCGCTGGTACTGTGTTTCTACCATGCTCCATGACTTCTCTACTTGGTTGCGGCTGGAAACTAAGCTGTTGTAGTTTCCGATGAACCAAAATACTACGAAGGCTATTAAGCCGAGTACAATGGCTAGGGTTGTTGCTGTCTTAGACATACACTTTTTTATTAGTTCGTTTATTTACCCACCACACTAATCCGCCTCCAATCCCACCTACCAAAAGGATCATGACAATCCAGTTAAAAATGAGTAATCCGTCCACTCCCTCGTCCTCAATAATCACTGTCTTCTCGGTTCCATCTGGTTCTGTCACCACTGCTTCTTGATTTTTTACATTCTCCCGGTGACTCATAGAAAAAATGTAGAGCCAAGGCAGGTAGTCAACAAAACTGGCATTTCTCTGCACATACTGAACTGTTGATCCTGCTGGCGGTGTGTAACCACCTTTTATTTTTGGCTTGAATTTGTCATCCACTACACTTGCCTTTCCAGTTGTTTTCTTACCACTGCTAGTAGTTTTTACTGGAGCGTCAACTGTCTTTGTTGCCGCAGTAGGCTTGCTGGAGGTTTTGGCTGGTGCTGGAGTGGATTTCTTGGTATATGTACCACCAGAAGATCCGCTTTTTGCTGAACTCGTTGATCGTGAGCTACTAGAAGACTTGAAACTGCTTCCACTGCTCCGACTTGAGCTTCCTTTAGCCTCTACCATTGCTGGAGCGATGAGAGCTACCATCAAAATGATTGCTAAATATTTCATAATTTCTTATCAGTTATTCTCTTTCTGAAATCCTTGTATCCTGGCACCTGACTTATATCCTTTCCCCCCTCCGCCTGGGGAGGAGATTTCGACCTATGGATATTGGCCACCGCCACCTGTAACTCTGCTTGCCTAACTCTTTCCTGTTTTTGTTTTTCTGTGAGAAGTCCATAATCTTTCTTTAGCGCATTTTCCAAGAATGCTTTGTAGTTTTTATAGACCTTCCCTTTCGCCAAGCAATAATTTCTCAAATCATTTGCTTTTCCTTGAATATCTTCTTTTGAAGCATTATATTTTTCATGAAGTTCAGAGAGAGTCTGTTCGGGTACATTATCCAGAAATGATACGGAGGCTTCGGGTCTCTTCTCTTCTCTTCTCTTCTTATCTCTTCTCTTCTCTTCTAGGGGGATATTGTCAGGAGGTTGTCCGGACACTCTCCGGAGTTTCGCTGTGTATTCGTCAGCGTATCTTGCCATCTTTGGGATGTATAAATCCCCTCTACTAAGCGCTTTTTTATCTATTAATCCTGTCTCAGCAAATTTCTTCAAAAGAGTTTCTATCTTTTCTTGGTCAATTCTTGACACATCTTGTAACTCATTTTTCCAGTTTTTTTTCGCTTTTATTCGAAAATTTTCGCTTTGTTCACCAACTAATTCCAAACAGATCCAGTAAAAGCCATATCCTTCAGTCCCAAATTCTCTGAGAATGGCCTTCAAATCTAGGTTGTTTCTGGCGTTGGTGTGATGTTTTAACCACTTCATATTTTTAATAGCTATGTAGGTAAGCCTCAAACTTCTTTTCTGGTTTTGAATGGCAATGTTCACATTCCTCTCTTCCATCCCACCAGTACCAGTCACCAAACTTCACCACTTCAACCCGCTTTAATTCGTATGCAATATCTTTTATAAATTCTTTATCTGTATCACCAATTTGTTTTGCGATAGCTCTTGCGGCGCTCTCAAAACTTGCGTAACCAATAGCAAGGGCCTGGTCAGAATCTTCAAAATTTATTACCTCTCTTTTCATAACTTTGTTATCTTAAATGCTCTCTCATGCCCAGATATTGCATTGACTTTGGCGAGTAATTTAGCCAGTCTTCTGAAATACCTATTTTGCTTTCCCTCTTCTTCGTACTCTCTTTTCATCTCCTCAAGAATCAGAGACTGAATAGTGAAGTAGTTGTCTTGATTGAATGTATTGGTCATACGCTACCTCTTCTTAAACATTTCTCGGTAGTAGCTTGGGAACTCTATAGGGTCTAGTTGCCTTTCTGAGAGCATGTGATCCATTCGCTCTACAATCTTGTCAATCTCGTCTGTGTACAGCTCCTTGGTGCTTTCTTTGCCTAATACAACTCGCTGGTAGGTTTTCCAAATGATTTCCTTGACCATGCGACCAGTCCACCACATGTCGACATCCACTTTTACAGTCTTTTGGAGACTATAACCATGAGCATTCAAGTGGTCGGCCACTTCTTTGAAGTAGAGGTGTAGAGAATCATTCTGCTTGTTTGTCCGGTACTCGCGAAGAGTGGGGATATCAATCTCAATAAGGCCAGCGCCATCAAGTTTCGCAAGAGCATCTTGGTACTTCTCAATATTTTCTGGTATAAATTCGTTCTTAATGACTCTTCCTTTTATTTTCATAGTTCTGTTTCTTTTACTTGCCACCTATTTTTTTCTTTGAACCAACCATGCACCAGTACTCTCCACCCCGCTTTCTTCACTATCGGGTAAGTCTCATTCAGCTCTATTTTCTTCACTCTGGCCAAGGCATTGTCTTTAGTAGTTGACTGAACCCCTACTGTCTCGCCTTCCTTGATGCAGAGAATGTCTATAAAGCCGAATAGGTCTTGCCTGATCTTCACAAAAGGATTCCATTTCTCAACCACCTGACATGTGTAGCCTGCCTTCCTCATTCGCTTGAGGCTACTTTGGGTTGGACTGGTTCCTTGTTTCTTCGCCATACTGAGTAATTTCTTTTTCTTTTCTTTTTAAGCACGTATTTTCTGTAAAGGACTGCGATGACTCTTATGAAGAACTTCTCACTGTTCAGAGCCTCTTTCTGCTTTCTCTGAAGGTTCTGGAGTTGTCGGTAAACTTCTCCTACTGTGCTGAGGTCTTTTTCGACCTTCTCTACTTCGTACCTCATGAACTGTCCATCCACTCTTGCCTGCACTCTCCTGAAGAAATCTGCCTTGTCTCTTACATAGAACATCACTCTCAGGTTTCCATTTGGCTCAATGCGGTAGTGATCCACTAGGTATTGCCATAGTCCGTTCTTATACTTCGTCAATGCTCCTCTTTCTTCTTGCGCTAATCTTTCTGCAACCTTTCTCTCTACTCCCATCTGTGTTATTTGATACACTCTCCATTCATACGCCTGCTCTTTGTCTGTCATGTCTGAGGGTTTTTCCATATCATTTTTGTTTCTTGGTAATGCTGGCTAGGTAGGATTCGAACCTACGACCCCCTCGTTAACAGCGAGACGCTCTACCACTGAGCTACTAACCAATGACTCACTAACTTCTACCCAGGACGGGTTTTCACCGTATCTCCCCTTCTGTTTTAAAGGCCTGGGGCGCTCTACTCATGCGAGTAATTGAACCACCTGGGTATGAGTTAATGAACCATCTATAAATGCTCTCTAACAGGAAGGCAAGGGATTACTATCTAGGGGACATCCATTTTCCTAGTAAGCGCACCTTGCAGGGCCGGTTGTCTCGCTGTGAGGCCAGCTTTAACTTCTATGCCTAGAAATGTTAGCGTTCCTAATTTTTCGCCACTTCCTGTTAAAAAGCACTTAATGAGCTGAGGCAAGCGACTAATGCCTAGATTCCAGTTTCCTGTGCAGAAGGTTAGCGGCCTCTACAATGAACCATTCGTACCATTAGCCACCAGTTTCAACTCACTAAATCTTGTTAAATGCCCTAGTGGGGAGTGCCATGTCTTTCTCATATAAGAGGTCATACCCCTGCGTCTAGCATGGCCATCATTGACCAGGGAATTGAACGCCCCCACTAAAGCACTAATGAACTGACATGGTACTTGAGTCCGACCGGGCACCCGCAGAGATAGACAACTGATTAGGCTGATTCGTCTCTACGGGCGGTTGGGCAAGGTCGTCTCACAGCTTGTTCCAACTTTCAGGCATTCCCCTTGTGGAATCACCCACTACTCAAATGCCAACAATCATTTATGTAGAAATCGCCACTTGTTACTTTTGTAATGATTCCAGTAGTAGAACCATTATCTCGGATCTGTCCACAAGGATTACTTCTCCCAGGAACCGCCCTGACTTCATCACCGACCTGAATGATTCCTTTTAACTCACTGTATTCGTATATTTTTCCCATAGGGTTGTTTTTTACTCTTAAAATGGCACACCTTCTATTCCTGAACTTCCACTTTTGTTTTCTGGTTTCCAGGTATCAACCTCTAAGTAATATTTCCCGTTCTTACTGAGTTTGATCTGGAACTTCACATACCCTTTGTCATCAGTCTCTTGAGTCTCCAGGTATTCCATGAGCTTCGCTGGTTCGACCGAGATTGTCCCTTTCACAAAGTCCGGGGCTTTCTCCCGAGGCGGGAAGTATCGCATTCCTTCTACAAAATTCTTGTCCATATCACATTAATTTAGAAATTACTTCTTTATAATCTTTCAAAAAGCTATCCAACTTCTCTTCATACAACTGAATGTCCTCTGCAAAGTCTTCGCGCGTAACAGTGATGATGTGGAGCTTCTTGTGCCATTTTTGGTTGTAGCTGACAAAATCCATTTCTTTCAGATTTGGCTCTGTAGCAAACTCATGAACTGCAGCCCATCTATATTCGGCTGGTATCTTATTTCCAGCCAGAATGTATTTGAGGTGAGTTTTGAGTAAAGGACACTTCACTTGTACGCTCTTTGTTCTCTTTCGGCACATGGCATCTGGGGAGAAACCTACATCTTCATTCTTTTCAACAAACCCAATTGTCTCTAAATTCTCCCCCGTCAGCTCTTCGTAATCGTCTAGCGCCCATGACTCTTTGAGAGTTCCATTGAGCATGTCGTCTGATTTGAAGTCTTTGTTCTTCTCGTACTTCTCAGCAATCATTTGGATCATGAGTGCCTTTCTGCCAGTTCCTACGACATCTTTCGCTCTGGTACTTGTAACCTTGCCAAGACGCAGTTGGAGCCATTCTGGTGATCCCTGGTCTACTTCGTGATAAATCATAGTCCTAGTTCTTTTTTGCGCTTGGTGAATAAGGCCAGAACTTTCTTGTCAGTAGTGGCTTTCAAATCTTTCTTCCAGTAATTGGTCAACTCTTCAGCGTCATTCATGAGCTTGAGAGACTCTTCAATCACAGCAAGATTCTCGTCTCCAATAACTTCTGTCCCCGCAGCATCTTTGTCTTCATTGGCAATAATGATATTGAAAATCATGCCGAGGTTGTAACGCTTGTAGTAGGTAATTTCAGCACCTTTCTTCTGAGGATCTACTTGTGATATTTCAATATTGCTGTCTAGTACTTCCCCGGTTGGTCGGTGGTGAGCAATAGTGAATACAGACTTTTGGTCACATCGGTGATAGACCGTAAACTCGTTTTGCTCAAGAATTGGGTCTAGTGTCTCCCAGACTTTTTCCAAGTCAGCATATTTAGCGCCATGAACACCTTCCTTGTTCTTTCCAATGACAGGCATTGCTTTCTGAACTGCTGCCAGTGCCTCCCAAATTGTTGCCTTCTTTTCTTCCGCCATAGTATTTTTTACTTAGTTATCAAAGAAGAATACGAGTCGTACATCTTCATCTTCTTCGTCGTGATCAGTGAGTTTCAGTTCTTCTATTATTTGTTCTATAGGGTTTTTCTCCCTTTTAAATAATGTGAATATTTTTCTTTTTCCAACTACTCCTAAGTGTTTCCCAGAAGTCCAAGAGCAAGTTTCTGTAATCTCATCACCATTTTTTGCAAGTATTAAGCTACTGTCATCGATCTCTTGATTTATGAGTTCTTCTGGTATTTCTTTTAGTTCTTTAAGGGTGAAATAACTGTGCGAGTGTCCATCAGAACCCCAGTATTCAACCTCCGCTTGATAGCCAAGGCTTGCATCTGCGGGAACTCCCTTGGGCTGTGCAATGGGAACAATATTATTTGAGTTTCTTACATCAGCAAGAAAGGCAAATAGTTCATAATTCCTTCCTAAATCAAGATCATCTCGATATTCAGTGTGATCTTTATATTTGTGTGAAAACTCACCTTTGATTTGAACCCACTTTCCATTTTTCCGCTTTCTTTCCGCAAAAGCGTGTATATCGCATCCCATAGTTTTTTACTTAAAAAATTTGTCGTACCATGCACCCCAAGACAACATCTGTCTCATTACTTGTCTCCGGTGTTTTAGGTGTAAATAAGTTTTCATAAAAGGTCGTGAATTGATTTATAGCCACTGATTTTTGGATTTATCTGTATCGTGTATGGGTTGTACCACTCCTGTGCATCGAGTATCTTTTTGATAGCTTCTGCTATTTGCATAGTCTTCTTCTTAGCACGAGATTTTGTAAAAATGTTAAGATCTTGCACGTTGTCACTCACTCTCCAGCACCTACCCCAAACTGCATATTTCTTACCATCAATTTTAAACTTTCCATTGAAGCACGGACAGTGTCCGTCATAGCCTTTCTCAAAATAATATTGGATACCGAAGAAGTCTTCACTCTTCATCTTTTCCATTTTTTTGAGAAAATTTTCTAGCTTCATAATTTAGTAAGAATTATTTACATCGTGATAAGCCAAAGCTTTTGATGGTGTCTCATAACGCTTCTGAATGTATTTCAGTCCACACTCGGTTTGCTTCACTGGGTCACTCGTTTTTTCACAACCATACGCTTCCCATGTGCTATCCAAGAACTGAAACATTCCATAAGCTGTCGATACTGGATTTTGTGCTTTGTGGTTAAAATCTGACTCTCTATCTACCAATTCCATTAATGCGTTCACTTCTTTGTCGCCAAATATTGCTCTTCCTTTTTCTTCAATTAATTTCTTGTTAGAAGTAGGAGAGGCTGCCGCTACAACAGCCTCAGGAGCCACTTGATCAGACAAACTTACCGTCTTTCCCTTACTACCTCCCTCCTGGGATGATCTTTCAGGTTCTATACTTGTAACTTCGTTTGATTTTGATTTGAAATAGTCGTCCTCCAATGTCTGCCATTCGGTAAGTTCTTCCCATGTCTCTATTCCTTCGTGATAAACATGTGCGGTGATTCCGACAATGAATATGTAAAGGAAAACTGTGAAATATCTTTTTAAGGTGTTTTTTATTTTTGTTTTGTTCATACGAGATTATTAATCTTTAGAATCCCGTATTTCTTTTTCTAGTTTTTTAGTCGGCACCCATTTACGCATTCCATCCTCTGTCTCTGCCCTGAGATACCCGGCCATTTTCAGCTCGCGACATCTCCGGTCAATGTTGAATGGCATGTACATTCCGTAAACTACTCTGTTGGCTACGAGGGCTGGGATAATGAATCCCCTTCTCACTGCCACTCGCTTCGCTCTTTCTTGATGTGTGATTTTTGTTTTCATAGAAGTGTTTTATGCTCCTTCTGGGTTACTTGGCCAGTAGGCTGGCTCTTTCTCACTGTTCGCCCATTCGTTCCAAATCTCCATCAGCTCACTCTTCCCAACATTCATGTCACCATTGTGATCCTCGAACTCTTTGTATGTTTCAAACCCCAAACTTAGTGATTCTTCTACTTTCTCGCGCTCACTCTTTGTGGTCGCTCTCCAGTATTCCCAGAAACTGATTTTTGGATTGTCCCGGTATAAGGGAGATTCCATAATCTCTAGGAGAAAGGAGTGCGTGTAGTCCACAACGCTTTGAGGCGTTCCAGCGAAACCAATTGCTGTTTTCATACACTTGTTGAGGCAATGACGGGAGCAGGAGTAATCACTACTCTATTCCGCCCGCGTCATTGCCTATTACTCTTGAAGCTGTTAAAAGTCGCTTCTTTCACTTAAGACTTACTTTGCTTGACCACGAATAAATTAATTTTGTGGTGGGTTTCAGCCTTTACCCCCAACACTAGGTTCAGTGTCAGAAGCCTTTCTGATGACTCCATTGCTGGAGGTAAAAGAAAAAACCGCTATTTCTAGCGGTTGTTGTCAAGAGTGGTGTTGACAAAAGTAGTGTTTTGTTTCGTAATGTAACTTATGCGACATTATAGTAGTTTTTTTAAAGAGGCCTTAGCCTCTACCAATATAATGCCTGAAAGGTTCACAGAACGACACGACCCTACAGTTTCTCCGCTAGATATTTAGTTGTAAAAGATCACTTCAATACACCCATTATAGCAAATAAAAAAGAGGCTGTCAAGTCTTTTTCTCAACGCCTCTTTAATGCCTCTTCTAAAGCCTCCCAATTAATGTATTTCCTACCTGCTTTGATTGCTTGAAAAGCCCCACTTGGATCTGGCACACCATGTTTCTCCCCTACTTGTCGGTATGAAAGGGGATAAAATTCGTATTCAATCGCCATCGCGATATTTCTGGCAAAGTTGCCCGGTCTTCCTAATTTTGGCTTTTTATTCTGTTCCATAGGGTTATTATTACACAAAAACTCTGTTTTGACAAGGGTCTTTTCCCAAACTTCTGCATGAATCCCACAAAAAAAGCAGAAAGAGCCTGTGCGCTGATAAGTTGGACAGAAGAGGTCGAATACCTTTCTTTCTATTTTACCGCACGAACAATATCTCAACATCTCACTGTAATGCTTCCACATGTGGGGGCGTGGCTCCTGCCACTTCCCCCATTCATGGGTATGTATGTTCCAAATCCGCATATAAAATCTTTAAGTTTTACAGCAGACCCTAACACACGCATTTAGACAATGTCAAGCACCTTTGTTCAGATATTTCGTCACTTCACCCACTACGAGACCCACAACAGTGATGGCTGCGAGGTTTACCATGGTTTTTGGATCAAGCATGAATACGTCTCCTACCTGAAGTACATACGCTCCTACCACTACCACAGTCATTCCTCCGAGTCTCCACAGGAATGATTTTACTCGACTTTTTAATTGTTCGTTCATACTACTTGTCCAATACCATTAACACTCCTGCAAGGATCACCAGGATAGCCGACACTGGTATTACTACCGGGAAGAAGTATCCTAGACCTAACATGCTCAAAGCTATTCCCACACCAAATATTTTTCCTGACATAAATTTACTTTTTAATTAATATAGAACCTCCCACCACTCCGCTATAAAACTTCTTCTTACCATCCCACGGGTCAGCTACCCAGAACTTCTTGAATCCTGGTACTCGCCACAGTGCATGTACCCAATGACCGCCATTGTCTACATGTAAGAGAAGAGTCTTGTTCGGATTCTTTAGAGCTTCATCAATGAGTTTCTGATCGTAGGTATAGAATCGCCAATGAAACTTCATTCTCTTGTACACCTTTCCGATGGAACTCCAAATGACCAATGCATCAGGCGTGTATTCCAGCTCCTGACATAGCGGGTAAGGCAGAATTTCTTCTCCAAACCAAGTTCCACTCATAGCGATGTCAGTCGTTGTGCATCCAACCGCAGCCATTTTCTGCTTCGTCTTACCAAGGTATTTATCAAACCATCTCTTATCCCTCTGACAAAATATTTTCATACTCTTTTTACTTAAAAATTAGACTTAGACCAGCGAAGTAAACCACAAAAGTACAGAGCCAAAACACATCCCAGCTAAAGCTGACACGAAGTTTGTGGCGATGCAGTCGTAATTTATTTCTTTTTCCAACATTTCCTTCTATAGTTTTGTATTAGATTATTAGTCTGCCCCAACGGATTGAGGTCTTTCCCTCCTAGAGAGACTGGTGCGAGCTTCGAGGTGCAACGCTAGAGATTTGGAGCCAGTCCCTTTAGGAAAGAATGATTCTATTTCATATCTTCTAGTAATCTCCTTATGGAACCTTTGCCAACATGCTGAGAACATCTCTTGTAGATTTCTATCGTCATGTGCTCCAACTTTGAGAGGTATGACTCTTTGCACTCCGGACACTTCTTGTATTTTGGTTTTTCTTTCATGGGTTTTGAGTAAAGTGGGGATTTAACGGAATCCCCTACCGAGATATTTGATCACCGCCTTTCAGTTGAACAGCGTCTCCGAATGCACCGGTAGAGGTAGATAGAACTGCCCGTAGTGACAACCCGTTGTGCCGCGCGGAGCCTTGATTTCAAGACCACACTGGCACTCGTATTCATCACTTGAGCAGACATCTATACCCTCCACTTTCTTGCACATAGGTTCTGAGCATCTTGGGCATTGGAACATCGGCAATCTCCTTCAGAAAACTAAAGCCTACCAATCAGAGGTACTTCATCATTCACAATCCCTTGTGATTTTTTCTCCTCCTTCTGCACTTCTACTTTTTGAACTTCTACCTTTTCTGTCTTTTTCTCCTCTTTCACTTTTTCCTTTTCAACTATTGTGGGTTTTGAATTGGCCAGTGTCGGTGGGTAACTCAACTGTGTTTCCTGTCCTGGTGAGGTATTCACAACTTGCCCAGCTTTAATTTCGAAATGGACACTTTCTATGTAATACCTGTCCACTTCTCGAAAAGAGCTCTGGCGGAATGAGTAGATCATATACAGCTTGTATTCTCCATCTGGGAGGTCTTTCGGTAGCTGTAGGTCGTAGTTTTGATCTCTACAGCCCACTGGGTCTATATTGGTGACTGTTGGGTATTCTTCTTCTGGGCTGATATTCCCCTCTCGTAAAAGGAAACGTGCTACTGACCCTTGGATGTTCTTGTTTTTGCAATACTGAATCGTGTAGGTTAGCGTTTCCCCTGGCTGGTATACGCTCTTGTTCACATTGATCGGAGAGTAGGTTTCTAGTATGTCTGCTGGTGCCCAGCGAACATAAAAGAAGGCTGATAGCGAAGCAACCATGACGATCATGAAGGTTGCAAAGAAGCTGTAGCCTAGTATTTTTTGTGACTTATTCATTACTTTAGAGTTACACCGCTTATAATTCCTGCTACTACTGCGGTGAGTAGTAAACCGCAAATACCAAATACAAGAGCCTGCACGAGTGGGTACATGGCAGTCCTTTTTTCTTGGCGGTCTTCAGAATCTTTAATGGCAATCTTCATGTCTGCGAATGTCGGGAATTTATTGCCAAGACCCTCAATTTTTTCATCGATGCTTTTGAACTGAACCTTATTGTCTACGAATCCTTGCTTGGTATCATTCTTAAGCTCAGTGAAGCGCTCTGTGAGCGTATCCACCTTCTGCATGAGTAGTTCGTTGCTTTTGCTTTCCATACTATTTTTCTATTTCTGGGTAATCATAGGAGTCACAAGCTTCTCCATTTTTGTTCGTTCCTCGACCATCTAGCCCGAATATGTCAGAGTCATACTCTTTAAATTTCTTTTGTGCTTCTTCCTGAGACTTAAAATCTCGGCAGTCGTAGTCTCTAAACACTTCCTTACTGTTACAGGGGTTCCATTCGGAGCATTTGAGAGAACCTGCTGACCAAGCACATTGATTCCTAATATGGTCACGCCCGTGAAAGTCTGTTGCTTCGCTGTGATCGTCACGCTCTTCAGGTCTCCTGCCACACTCTGGGAATCTGAAAAGATGTTGGTTGAGCTGTTGATATCGACAATGACTGCTAACACTTCTGAAAACAGAGCTACATTACTTGCGTTGGCGATGCTTCCTGTGAATGTTCCACTCGTTATTGTCCCGGTAAGAATTGAGAACCCAACATTATTCTTAGTCACTCCATTCTTCCAGGTCGTTGGAAGTCCTGAGAGACTAGAATTTATTCCAGTTACTGCGCTAGCGATCGCCAGTGTAACTTGCTGGAATGTTGTTGCATCCTGTGCTTCGGTTGCATCTTTCAGATTTTTAATTTGATTTCCTTCTACTCTCATGACTTTGCCATTAGGTTTGCTTGTTCGGGAGTGACGATCATGACAAATGGACATGATCTACACCCAAGTTCGGTGTCTGATTTTTTGTAATAATTACACTCATCACACTTGGTGGTAGCAGTTGGTTTGATAGTTGGATCAAACATTCTGACTGACCCCAGTGTGGCTCCGGTAGTCTGCGGCATACTATTTGTTCAATTCTTTTAGATAATGCTCTGAATCCCCTACTATCCATGCTGAAGGACAAGCCCTACACCCTACTTCACTCTCATTTTTCTTGAAGTAGATGTGATTTTCACACTGGGTTGTAGCCTTCGTCATGTCCATGTCTGGAGAAAAGCTATGGACTTTTTGCTCTGGAGATTTGGGCTTGTTCTTGACGGGGTTTTCTTGGTGTGACATACTTTTCTGTTAATTGATGGGTTAATTTTATGAGTGACTCTACAAAAATGGCTGTTCTATTCCTGTCGATTCTTTCGGTGGTATTCTTCTTCATGGGAAAACCGAGTAATACTTTGAATGACGAGGTTTATCATGTCGATGGCTTATCCATGGTTGAATATGGTTTTGATAACAACATAGCTATTTCCGTTAATAAGAGTGATGAGTGCTTGACCGGAGACATTTGTGTTTTCGATTGGATTTCTACTGAGCAAGTTGGCCACACTTATGTAAAGAAGCTGATCAGAGTTGAAAATGGATGTTACTGGTTTGAAGGAAATCCAAGCGGTATGCATACCTATGACTCCAGAAACTTCGGATGCGTTACTGATCAGCAGATTCACATCATTGGCACTGTCAATCCTATTCGCTGTAATTCCGGTCTTCTTTCGTGTTTCAAAGGATGGTTTCCTAAATCATAATTATTGCGTGTAGAAAGGATTCAGTTGTTTATTTTGTAAATACTCTTTCAGTTGTTCAGTCAATTTGTCTTTTCCAATTGTTCTCGCTCCGGTCATTTGTCGTGTCTGTTCTATAATCTTTTTTATTAACTTCACCTGGTCTTCTGGATTGAGTTTCTGGTACTCTGGTTTTTGGATGACCTTCTCTAAAGACTGACGAATAAGCCCACCAGCATCTTTCTGGAAGACATCGTATTCTTCAGGCGTGAGTTTTGTTTTTGACCCAGCAAATGAAAACTCTCTGCTCGGCTCTGTTAAGCCAATTTTTCCACCCATTTGTTCAAGTCGCCCAAGCTCTTGAGTCACGGAGTCAGTTCGAGCGGTAGATGGCTTGAAAGGGTTGAAAAACTGATTTCCTTCATATTGCAATTCGTTACCAAGCGAGTCTCTCTTAGCTGGTAGATTGTCTTTGAGGCCAGGGATTCTATTCATGACAGAATTTTCTATTCCATCAAATACACCTTCACCCTTCACATCTCTTTTTATTGGGTCTGCTTGTCTAGCTGAAGCTGCAACAATTGCTGGAATGAAGGAAGAAATCTGACTGGACAACAAGTTCTGACCATATCTTTTCGGATCATCAAAAGCGTTAATAACATTTGACATCCCTTGAAGAAAAGTCATATCTTTTAATCCTTTTATTGTCTGCAATGATGCTTCACCTACACCGGGTAAGCCAGTAGCTGATCCTTGTGCCAAATTCGCTCCTCCGGCCAAAATGTATCCAAGAGGAGAAATTTTATCAAGGTTGTAATACTTTCCTCCAATGAGGATAGAGTTAGGAGTTTTTCCCTGGAGCTCCCAAAGGTTTCTCTCAGTCTCATCAGAAGGAAGTGAGCCCGTGTAAAGTCCATTCTTACCAAGTTCAAAGCCACCATAACCAAGTCCAGTACCGAGAGTGGCTCTACCTAAAGATTCAGATACTGCGCGCTGACCTGCTCCTCCATAACCTTGTAGGCCTGCTTTGGCGAATCCAAATGGAGAGTAATCAACAATTCTAGCCGCGACATTTGTCGGGGTCTGGGTAAATGGAATAATGTATTCTCCCGCAGCGCCAAGAGATTTCTTCAATCCTCGTGCTCCTTGTCCTAATGCATTATTGCTGTTGAATGTTCCGTAAAGAGCATCTTTTGTAGCTTGTTCAATGAATGAAACAGGGGGGTTTTCAAAAACATCCCCGATATGCTTTGTAAGTGCCTCGCCTCGTAATCCCCTATTAATTCCATCAACTTTTGCTAGTTCTGCTATAGATTTCTTAAAGAAAGTTTGTCGGAATATCTTGTCACCTGCACCCAAGCTTCTGAAAACAGCATCAGTGTACTGCTGTAAACCTGGTGGCAGATTAACTTTTTTATAGTCTACTTTTGATAGGACATCTTCAGGGTCAATTCCAGTTTTAAGAAATTGTCCAGCCTTACCGAATCCCTCAAGCATTCCCTTTCCTTGTGCTCCCAAACTTGGTAAAGCCTTGGTTCTTTGTCCAGTACCGATAGAGATAAGCTTGTCAAAAAAAGTAGCGGGAATATCTTTAAGGTTTTCGAGTGCTAACATTGTGGTATTGCCAGTAATGTTTGCAACTTGTGTCGCTGGGTTGGTAAGCAATCCCGCTTTCCATACAGTAGCAAGCTGTTGCCATCCACTTGATGGAATAAGCTTGCCTACTTCGTCAAGCATCTGCTGAGTAGCAATTGCTTTGGCATCTCCTTCTAAACCTTGTGCTTTTTTAGAGAGATCTGTAATGCGTTTCGCATCATCTGCGGTTAGAGAGATTTGTCTCGCTGGATTTAGCTTATTGTGCTTCTGAACTTCTTTTGCAGCATATCTTAAAATCCCTTCAGGTGTGAGTCGGTTATAGATGGATGCTGCTTGAATAGCCCTACCTGCTTCAGTAAGTTTTGGTGCAACATTTTCTGCAATCTCAACTGCTGAATCAAAGTCTCCCTTATTTTGGTAGTGCTTAATAAGCTCCATAGCTGTTGCTACAGAGTCATCATTTGTCCCATTAAGTGCTAAGTCTCTCGCTTCATCAATATTGGACGTGATCAGTTTGTTGACATTCTTTACAAGCTCATCGGTCTCTCTGGGGGTATATGTACCTGAAACAGCTTTAGCTACTTCCGGATCAGTCATACTAGACTTTTTGACTGTTTCGACAAACCCTCTATTGACATTTTTGCTATTTTGTGATAGGCTCTGCGGATATGAAGACTTTAATTCTACTGATCCATTACTTTTTATTCTTCCTGGGGCTGGTACCGATAGGTCTCTTGTTGGAGAAACTTGGCTTTTTAGAGGGGCGTTTACCGGTACAATTGCTTGGCGCTGTCCTCCTGTTTTCCCTCTGGACACTGTGGGGATACTTTTTGGAATACTCGCGCGACCATTTCTTACCAAAGAAATACCTCCCTTAATACTTTTTGCTACTCCTGGCAATCCAGCAGTTTCTAAACCAGCCAGTGGAACTTTTGCCAGTTCAATAGCAGCACTTCCCAATCCTTTCTTACCCGCTACAACTTCATCAGCTACCTTGCCAAAATCGGTCTGGTAGCTTGTTGTTTTTCCAAGACCTGGAACATTATATTCTTTGTTTGTATATCCTCTACCTTGTGCAGCATTGATTGCCACTTTCGGTGCTTCATAAGCAGAAATAGCAAATTTCACAGGAGCCTTAATAAAAGATGCTGCTACACCTTTTGCAGTATTAGAAGCCAACCCTCTTACAGAGTTGGCTTTTTTTGCTGCGTCTTCGTATTGTTTGGCTTGTGCCTGAGCATTGCGAATAGCAACACTACTGTCCCTTCGCGGGGCAACTGGCGTAATTTTCTTCTGCTTAATTTGAAGAGCTCTACGTTGAATAGCCCCTCCTCTTTTGGCCGGGGCTATTCCTCTTGCTTTTGCTCGTTCAGATATTGCTGACATAGCTACTTATTCCTATTGTTGGTTGAGTGATGCGTAAAGTGCAGCTAATGGATCAACTGAGTTAAAGTTCTTTCGCTCTCCAGGTGATAGGTAGAGTTGTTGTGGGAAGAGTGAACCGAACTTAGAAGCTGATTGTGGGTAGTCGCTTAAAAAGTCACTTTGGGCTTCAAGGTAAGCTTGCGGACTTACGAACCCATCCTGTCCTTTCTGTTGAGCGAGGAGTTGTTGAAGCGTCCCTACTCCGCCTAAGTAATCATCTCCGCTAGAGCCACTGCCTTTTCTTGCAAGGGCAGCCATAGACTGCTGAGCATTGAAGATTTTATCGAGAACGCTCATTTGAGTTGTTCTCTTCGTATTTAAGATGTCTTGAAGAGCATTGGTTCTCTGAGTTTTGAAGTTGTTGATGTCGCCCTGTTTTGCGGTATTTAACTTGGCGAGGAGACCAGCTAGAGAATCAGCATATTGTGCGCCAACACGCTCTTGTTGTTGCATTCGCTGTTCTGAGTCGGCAGTTCCATAACCTGCATAGATTGAAAGCAGACGATTAAGATCCTCTTGTTTTGCTTTGTTCAGTTCTGCTTCTCCTGCTTTCTGGTAGTCTTCGTACTGAGGGTTGAGAGACTTGATCAAGTCGCGGTATTGGTCAGAGACCTCATCGTATCCGAAGTCTCCTTTCGTTTGTGCTTGGAGAGATGCGATGTACTGATCAAGCATTGCATTTCCAGTGAGACCGGGTGCCATGCCAGCATTTCTTCCATCTAGCCCATAGCCCCCTCCAAAACGTCCTTGATTGGTTCCCATTGGGTTCTGAATATTTTCTGGGTTAGTCAACATTTGGATGTTCGTCTGATTTCTTTGATCTTGAGTAGTGACTCCGGGATCCATACCCATAGGAGAGAAATTTTGTTGCTGTGGAGCTTGTGGCATTGCAGGAGCAAATTGTGTTCCACCACCATCACTCGCTTCTTCCCTACCTCCTAAGAAATCTCTCAGACTTCTATTCTGATTAGCATACCGAGTTTCTCGTTCTACGTTTGCGTTGTTGTAGAAAGTTTCACCTCGTGGCCCATATCCAGTAGGGGTGTTGTTGGCGACTCTTCGCTGCTCATCTTGTCTTCTTAGGCTTTCTTGAGCAATTCGAGCCTGATCTTTTCCTTGCGTGTCGTAAAGGACTGGGACATCATTGCTGATAAATTTGTTCAGACCAAGAGATTCCGTAACACCTAAGTCTGGGAGTTTTCCTCCCTGTCCGAGTGCTTGTAATCCTTTACCAATAAACCCAGCACCTCCTGCTAAGTTGCTAAGACCTGCCGCGCCTACTTTTTCTAATCCTGACAATGCTGAACCAAGACCAGTTTTTACTCTGCTGGTCTGAGGTCGTGAATTGGAACTTGTATTTTCGCTCGCAGCTTCTGCGGTGCTTCCCAAAAGACTCTTACCGATTCCAAGAGCTTTAGAAACTACAGTCGGCTTGCTGCTTGATTTATTTGAGCTGCTGGACTTTGAGGAGCTACTAGAACTCTTAGCAGTCGAGGTTGAACCTGCTGCGCGGGTCTGTCCTGGTAAGAGTGGCCCGGCTCCGGTAACTACTGCTCCCACACGAGTTTGACCTGGTAAAAGTGGCCCGGCTCCAACGAGTGGCGCTACAGATTTTTTACTTGAACTGGAAGAGCTTGAACTCTTCTTTTTAGCGGCAGCAGCCGCTTGTGCAGCCTTTGCTCGCTCTACTTCTCGTTTACTTAATCCCCCTCTACTTTTGCTTGCCATAATTTTTAATTTAGATTTTTTAGATTTGATATCTCATTGAACCAACCATGGCTCTATCTCCTGAGCTCTGGTCTGCACCAGTAGCAGACGTCAAGTTGAATGAGAAGATTGCATTGTTAGCAGCGCTTCCGTTTGTTGGTTGTGAAACCGCACCTGTTCCTGCCGCTTCGTATACCCACACAGCTCCTCCTAAAGGACTACGGTTAGCTGCTAAGTAAGTACTCAAGACTGAAAATGGAAGTGTAGAAACGAGGGCAGCTGCTCCAGCTCCGGCAGTACCACCCGAAGAATTAGTCCATTGGAGACGAATGTCTATGGTGTCTGAAAGGATCTTGTACTTGTTGATGAATGTAGCTGTGTAAGTTGGAGCTGTACCACCAGAAACTGAAATGATCGGAGTGTAGTCTAACCACCGAGTTTCAGTAGTTGGTTTCTGAATTAAGTTCAACTGTGAGTATGTTGGCACTGACCAGTTGTAGTTTGGTGTTGAAAACGTAACTGTAGCCGCAAATCTACCGATACATTCGTACGGATCTGTTGAAGCTGCGTTTGTGATAGTAGAAATTTTCGCGTATTTTTCGTTGGTTGCTGTTGCATTGAAGTCTCCATACTGAGTGGCACTTCCAAATCGGGCAAAACCAATAACCACACCGTCGGTGACGTTGTAACCAAGATAAGCAAACAAATCTGTTTCTTTACCAGTTAACTCAAGGCCGCCTAAGTTCATTGGGTTGGTCGTTCCCTGAGCAATACTGACTGATAGAGGAGCGACAACTACTCGGTTGACATCGCCAATTCTGGCTATGATCGGGTCTGTTAGTGACGGGTCGTTTCCATTCAGAGTTTTGAGAGACAGCGTGATCCCGTTGCTTGAAACAGTGGGCACTATCTTTCCGTTTCTCATCATTCCTTGTGGAGCTGAGAGCATAAGGTCTAACTCTCTACTTGGTGCTACAAGTCGTACTGTTTCCGATGTGGTGTGAGCGTAAGTAGTAGCAGCGTGGTTTACTGAACTGACTCCTTTGGAGGTAACGTATACGACTTCGTACTTTCCGTTCTCGTTGAGAGCGTCGTAGACAATCCAGAAAGGCGCTGCAACTGTTGGTAGTAGGTTGAGAGAACCTGAAGTAGCCCCTATCGCAATGTTTGACGTGAGGTTAGTAGTGAAATTGTCTTGGTGATTAAATGGTGACTGTGGCATAAGCTATAAAGTATTAGGCTGGTAAATTGGGTTGAGTTTCTTGATTTGGAATACGAGAGCGTTCAATTCCCAACTTCCACTCGCTTCGTCTTCGAGGATTTCGACCTGTATATTTCTTCCAATTTTGTTTACTGATACTGAGATGAAGTCTGCTCCGAGGTTAGATGCTGGTTGGAAGTTTCCTGGTTCTGCACCGATGGCGAATGCTCCTATTGCTCCCACTCCTATTCCTCCTCCACCACTACTTCCGATTGCTACTACCTCCGTATTTATGAGCTCACCATCTACATAAATATTGATAGTTACTGTTCCGGTTCTCTTGCCCATATAGAGCAATGTGTTGAGATAGAATTTTTCTCTTGAGTACTCTTTGAATGAGAATTTTGGAGATAGCCAAGAGGTTGAAAATGATAATTGGTTGTCTGATCGGGAACTGTCGTCAAAGTAGTAGATCTTCCCATCAGTAGAGGATCCGAAGTACATGCGCGTGTATCCACTTCCGTCCTTGAAAGAGTTGAAACACTGCGCGGCTAATTGCCACTTCCACCAACCTAAGCGCTGACGGTCATAAGCATGGATCGTATCGTTGTATGCTGAACCTCCAGAGGCGTAAGAAAGATGGTAGCGCTGATCAAAGTACAGTCCGCAAGTGTTCGGTAGAGCCGACTTCTGAATTGACTTGATATCCGGGTCGATTCGAGTAGAGACAATGTTGGTACGAATCTGGTCGAGAATGTTCGGCTCGTAACCTGTGGCCAGTACCCCGTATTCGTAGAACATGAAGTTGTCATTCTCTACAGAGTCAATCGTTGCGTGAGAGTCAGTACCTCGAGAAGGGTCAACCATTTCCAAAGAAATAGTTCCGGCACTGTCTGCGGCTACTGCCGCTCGGTACAAAGAGCGCTCCTTTACTGCGTACAAGAAGTCTTGGAATTTGTAGAGTCCTTTCAATTTCTGTCCATCATCTTTCGAAATGTAGATGGAAGTTGCCAATGGATTGGTTGAGACGTTGTATGTAAAATCTCCAATACTTGCATCCGATCCAGAGCGATACAGTCGTGTTTCGTTTCCACTTGAGCTGTTCCCAAAAGTCCAAAGACATGATTTGTAGAAGATACAATTCGTTCCAATGATTCCGTTGGTCTGAGTTGCCACAGTGGTACCATCGTAGTATTTGAGGACATCAGTCCCGTTTTGAATGAACAACTTTGCGCCAGCCATGCAAAAGTCTGTCTTCAGTCCTGATGTCCAACCAGAAGCAATAAGCACAGGTGAACCAGAAGTGATGTCGTAGAGACTTCCCCCTGCCATTGCTACCTGTTTCTTTGTAGCTCCAAGACTGAAGGTGCCAAGACCATCTACTTTAGAAACACCTGGAATGGTGCAGAAAAGCACTGTCCCAGGACGTTTTGCTATGGAGTTTTTACCTACGCCATAAACATTCAAAGCACCGGGACTTTCGTTATCGGCAATCATGGTGTCTCGCGTATAGGTGTTTTGCCCTTTGGCGAAGTCGTCTAATGTCAGTGCTTCAATAGCCATCTCTAGTCAAAACTTAGCGGATCAGAAGGGCTGGTTCTTTGGTCGGTGTCTGGTGGAATAGCGAATGCAAGCTCTTGGTCGTTTTTCTGTTTATCAGACTTCATTCGTTCGATAAGGAATTGTGAGCGCTCTAAGAACTGCTGCGCGTCTTCCAGTGGGTCAGTCTCCGCAAGACGAATGTCAGCGTATGCTCTTGCCCACACAGCTTCCGGCTCAGGGATGATGCAAACGTCTGTAGTCGCACTCATTGGGCTTACTCGGTATGGGTAGAAAAGAATGTAATCCCCATCAACTGGCACGTTCAAAACATAGCCATCGAAGAAGTTCCCGGTAATCCAGTAATAGAGCCCTGACATTCCTACTGACTGGTCTTGTGATATAAGATTCAGTGGAACACCAGATGTAGTGGTTATTCGGTCAAAATAACGAAAATTTGCCCCGAGCGAGTAGATTCCAGAAGCAACAGTCACTTGTTCTTTCTTTACAACTTCTAGCTCTCCTGCCGCATACTCTTGGGCGCGATTAAGAAGCCTCGTCCAATAGCCGAGTGTGCCTGTATTAGTTGTAAGATTTCCTCCGTCATGCTGGTCAGCAATAGATTGGAGTAGATCCTGTAATGTGGCTTTCGCGTATGCCATAATTTTTTATTTTTGTATAAAGCTCTCTGTTCCGAGGACTTCAACCCTCAAAGCCCCCAGAACAGAAACCTCTATCTTATTCAGATAGGGAATCTTTGATGAAACCGAACTCTCCCTCTAAAGAGAGAATTTCTTGTATGCGATCTCTGATGGCATTGTTGTTGTGGCCACCTAAGTGACCGATGTGATAATGCTTCCGGTAGTGTGAGTAATCCTCCAAGTTGTAATGAGGCATCTTTGGTCTGCGGTGGTTGTTGTACTCTTGATCAGCTACCCAGTAACCTTCTTCTTTCAGTGCCTTGTACATGCCATCTGATATTTGCCAGCCTGGTGCTTTAAATCCTTTTGTGAGTCCTAGAGGTTTAATCTTTTTCAGGTATTCTTTTGACTGTTCGTATGTCCACTCCAAGCACTCGTAAGAGTCTGGGTGCAACCATCCATGAGGTACCATGTCAATCCAATCAAGCTTCTTAATCTTGTTTAGAAACTTCTTGGAGCATCGTCCTGGTATGGTGAACAGCGTTATCTTAAAGTTTGGGATCTGGCTCTTAATGAACATCAGGTCTTGCAATCCATGGTTGTCTTCACAAAAGTCGTCAGCATCCACAATATATTGTGTTTTTTTCTCTAGGTGAGACACCATTATCATTCCGCCTGAAGTCTGGTAGATGCGAAGATATCCATAGGGCTGAAGCATATTGACCATGTCTTCCGGCATGTATTCAAACAGATGAGCTTCGTCTTGAATGGCTGAACCAAAAGGAACTGA